AAAGTTACTCTAAGTTACCTAAAGTTACCTAAAGTTACTCTAAGCGTTACTCTAAGCGTTACTCTAAGCGTTACCTAAAGTTACTCAAAGAAATGGCGTCTACTATTATGATTTTCAAGGAGCGTATCGCCAAAATGTCTAATGATATTGAAGATAAGGAAATCATCGCATATGCTAAGAATATTCTTAAGGAAATTAAAGAGGAGAATAAGAAGAAAAAGGTTGAAGATGCTGAAAAGATTAAGAAGAAAAGGGTTGCTAAGAAGGTGGTTGCTAAGAATCTTGATGAAGAAGGAAACGAAATACCTAAGAAACTCAACAAATATCAGCAGTTTATGAAGGATAATCAGCAAAGGATTAAGGAGGAGAACCCTGGTCTTTCTAATACAGAGAGGTTTGCAAAACTCGCTGAAGAATGGAATGAGCACAAAAAGGCAAATATTAAAGATGAAAAGACGGATGAAAGTGAATCTGAAAAAGAGGTTCAGGATGAACCGGTGGAAAAAGTTAAGGAAACTAAGAAGAAGGGGGGTAAGAAAGTTGTCTAAAAACCTAGCATATTAGTATTGTATAATAATAATTATGTGTATATATTTTTTATTTTGCAATGTTGCAATTTACCTATCATTAAATTTGCTCGGTTATTGTATCTAAATATAAAAAATTGATGAATGATATTTTTAAGTATATAAATCATTCTCTAAGTTGTTCTGCTATAGTTAATAGAAACATTTTACGATAACGATTATGGAAAATTGCGATACTCTCTTGTTTTCTAAAAGATTTAAGGAAAAAATTAAGGAAATTCCCGACGACATCAATGATGAAACACATATCACACAATATATTAAAAATATAATGAAGGAAATTTCAGAAGAGAAAAAATTAAAGGATTTCAAAAAAAAGAAGATGTACCGACAGACAGAATATCAAAAATTTATTAAAGATAATAAGATACGCATCAGGGACGAAAATCCTGCATTATCAAAAGCAGAGTGTATGTCATTGCTCATTAAAGAATGGAAACTTAATAAAATAAATAAAAACAAAAAAGATAATAAAGTTATTCCACTTAAAACAACACCTTACATTTTACGAAATGTGCTTGTATATTTGATATGTATGATATTTTGAATTATATAAAAATATTTTATAATCTTCTTCAGGTTACCATTTATTACCTATCATAGAAGTAATTGTATTATAATTCTTTTATATTGAAGACGTATTTATTCTTTGTCTGCTATTTTTTGCACTTATATATGCTTTGCTTTCTGGACTATAATGAAATCTATCAGTATTTTTATCTTTTGAATTTATTAGTTTTTCTATGTCTTCTTCTCTAAATATTACTCGTTTTCCTACTCTGAAAATATTATATTCATTGTCATCTCCTACAATTATACAGAATTTGTAATTTTCTTTAGCATCTTTGTACCATCTTTGTGATTTATAATATTCTAGACTTCTATTAATTCTATTTATATTATCTGCAATTAAAATATTTATTTGCAATTTATTTATTATATCATCTCCGTTTCTTTTCTGTTCTAATTCTAAATTATGTTCTATAATATGTTTTTTGACAACCTTGTCTGCATTATAATATTCTTTTAGCAATTCTCTATTTCTATTATCACAATATAAGTCTATTATACATAGTTTAAAATTTTCTAAAATATATTTTTTGACACATTCTTTCTCTGCTTGCGAAGGTTTTCTATTTTTATTTTTTAAGTAATTTAATATTTCAGGAGCATTTGGTGCTTCTAGATTTATATCTAGTAAATTATTAGATATTAGACTATCCAATTCTACATTATTTATAAAAAAAAGTTTCTTAACGCTATTATTAATATTTACTTTATCAACCTTACTAAATTTATCATATTCATCTTTCATATTTATATTTACATCATTTTGCGCTCCAGTTTTCTTTTTAATATTCTTTATCAAATGCTTTAATACTAATTGTAATTTTTTCAAGTAAGGTTTAAAAAATATATAGTAATCGTTATTAACTAATATAATATCTCTAACTATTATTTTTCTCAAATAAGCACCCGAAACAATTTCTTCATTATTGTAAAATATCTTTCCGTGGTTCGTTTCTAATATTTCAAATATTGAATTATAAAAACTATTATAATTATTATTGCTAACTTCTAAATATTTTATATTATTGTAATTCATTCTAATATATATATTTAAATTATTATTTTTTTCATATCAATTTTAATCCATCTTCGTTAATATAGGTTCTAACATCTTCCATAACAATATCTTTTACTTCTTTTAATGGTTTTCCATATGTTCTCGGATATTTTGGAAATAATTTTGGTTTATTAGGCCAATGAGAAGTCATTCTCAATTCATTAAATGCTTTTTTTCTTTTTTCCAATTCTTTTTTACTAGAGAAATTCCTAGGAACCATACAAACATATACAACGCAGCGATAATTATAATTAGAACTAGCATTTTTTTGCACAGGATTACCATAATGCAATGTTCTACTATCCCAAAAAACTCCGTGTCCTCTAGGACATTTTATAGCGACATTACGACATCCTTTGTCAATATAGAATTTATACATTTCATCATTTTCTAATTTAAACCAGTCTTTTTTATCAGTTATATTAAACTTCTCTTGAAATTCTTTGTGAAACAGGTTGCTATTTTCTAATATAACTAAAGTAGCATCACCTTCATTTGTATCATATGCATTAATCCAACTTTGAATACATTCAAAATCATTACGTGTATAACTTTGATCTACGTGAAACCAAGAATTATTTTCCCTTTTTGGTTTATCAAGAATATAAATGCTCGCTCCATCAAAACTTACAATTAAGTCATCTGTTTTCCATATTTTTGCAAAAGCATCTATAACTTTTTTATTTTGCCTTACTTCCCACGCTAATTTAGAATGTCCTATTTTCCAATGCTGTATTAGCATTTTATGATTTGGAAATAATTCACCAATTTGTTTATAACTTTCCTTATTATTTCTATCTATAGGAGTTTCAAAATTGCTTGTCAAATATTCTAAAACGTCCCACTTATTCTTAATCATATTATCGCATTCATCGTCGTCTAAAATAGGACATATAGCAACTCCATATTTTAAAATATTTTCCTTAATGTCTTTTGCATCGCATAAGTATTTTTCAAATTCATATTCGTGAATGTTTGCTGTAGATGATGTCATCTTCTAGTTTAAAGATTTATATCATTATATAAATCAATTTTTACTTTAGTTTATATTATTAAATACATTTTGCATTTTTAATTTTGCAACATATTTGCTTATTATAATTTATACTAGAAACTGCAGTATTATTATTATAATTTATTTCAGCAATACACTCGTTATCTTCTATAGTATCTTGAATTAAATCAATATGCGATACAATAATAATACTATCAAAGTACGATAGAAGGGATTTTAAGAAGTCCGGAACTATAGATAGATTATATTTATCAAAACTTACAAATCCTTCGTCTATAAACAATTGTTTACACGTTGTTTTGTTTCCAAATAGGCATAGGCGCAATGCTAATGATATAACAAATTGCTGATATCCTGATGCCTGATGTATAGATATTACCTGTTTATCTGAATTATTTATACTTATATTTTTAATTAACCAATTAATATGAATTATATCTCTGGAAACATTAATTATATAGTCTAGTTCAAAAGGTTTAGTATCACAATGTGATATATTTTTAAGCATTTTATTAGTATTCGCCAGTAGTTTATTAAGAATAATTTTATCATATAAGTTTATTCTAAAATCTTGAAAATTTATTATAATAGTATCTAATAATGATAGAGTATTTTCAATATTCGTAGATATTAGTTGTAACTTATTAAGATTTTCTAAATTTTCCATATTATAATTAAATATAGCTTGTTTCTCTGCTAAAAGATCCCCAATATCCCTTATAGTTTTTTCATTTTTTATTATATATTCCTTCAATTCTATATTTTTTCTTACAATAGGAATTATTTTGATATATTTATTGTATAACTCGTTGTTTTTATAATTATCTATAATATCCTTATTATCTATGTACTCCTTAGAGTTTATTATATTTATTTTATTATCATATTCTTCCCATCTATTATAATTTTCTAATAATGCGCGATAACTTATTATACGCGGTTTAATATTCTTATTATATTCTGCAATGCTAGTATATTTTGCTAATTCTTTAGCGACATCTGCCGATTTATTAATATGTTCGGTATATTTTTCTTCCCATTTTTTATACTTCTCATAATTTCTAATAGTATTTAAAAGTTCTCTCAATCCAATTGCTTTGTTATGATATTGTTCTATATTTTTATTAACATTTTCTAATTCTATATTGAAATTTATTAGAGAATTATTAGATGTTTTTTTATTTTCCAAAGATTTTTTGATATTATTATTAATTTTTTCACGTTCTTCTTTATATTTTAAATAGTCCCTCCATTCTAATAGTAATTCATATCTTTCTTTCTTTTTTATGAATCTTTCTGTTTTTTCTAGAAGTGCATTATATTTATCTTTATCATTATCATTATATTTTTTAACGCTATTAATATCATCGTCATATTTTTTAATTATAATTTGAAGTTCTTTAATCCTCTTTACCCAATTTCTTTTACAACAATAATGACATTCTGGGTTATAATGGTACTCTTCGTTATTTTCTAGCATACTCAGTTCGTCGCTATATTTTAATCTTTCTTCTTCTGTTTCTTTTATTTTTTCACACATATCATTATAATTACTAAGAGTTTCTTCGTTAGATTTTAGAAACTTATTAATATAATTATAGTCTATACTTTCAATTTCTTTAATAATTTCGTGATATTTTTTGCATTCTCCCGATTCTAATGATTCTAATGATTCTAATGATTCTAATGATTCTAATGATTTATAAGGAATGCTTATTTCCTTCATACATTCTCTTTCTTTGTAATAATTATTAATTGATACATCAGTATCTTCTATATTTATTTTTAGTTTTCTTATGTTATTTTCTAGAGTTTTTCTATTTTCTAAGTTAATATTATAATTTTCTAAAGATAATTCAATATCACAATTTTCATTATTAGAGTTGTTAAAATGCCTCACATTTGCGACATTAATAATTTCATCTAAGTTTTCTAAACTTCCAAATATAGAATTAATGTCATTTAAACATTTTTTTCTCGCCTTGATAGGTTTGTCTATCTTCTCTGTTTTATTAGGTTTTTCTACAATGAGTTGTTTTATTATATCTTCTAATTTATCGTACTCGCATTTTAATCGGTCTATATTTTCTTGCAATTCTTCACCCCCTTGCTCTCCATAGTAATTCTCATCAAACAATTCAAAATATTCTTTCAAATACTCTTCTTCGTTTTTTATTACAGATAATTCACAAGGTTTATTTATTATATCCAAATTGTTATTATATTTATCATAAGAGGCGTCATATTGTTTGCTTAATGATTCAATGTTTTTTCCCTTCAGAATATATTCTAATTCTGCAAATCTCTTGCACGTGTTATCGTAAATCGCTTTTGAAACCAATTTATCATAATTAATTTTATTTTTTAGTTCACAACAATCTATTTTTAAAATTATATTAGCATCTATTAGAATGCCATCTTCCGTATTGTTTATTAATTTATTATTAATATCATATTCATCTTTTAAGATACAATTATTATTGCTTAATACTTCTAAATCTTCCTTTATTTTTGCCAATTCTTCTTCATTACATTGATTATTTTTAGAATTTATCAAACGTACGTATACATCCTTCTTACTATCAACGTATTTATGCAATCCTTTATATTTGTTTATCGTTTTATTGAAAACATTATATAGATGATAAATATACTCAATATTAAAAGATCTATCTATAAGTTCTAATATTGATTTGAAGTCCATTTTTAATATATCACAATCCACACTTTGCGTAATCATAGATGTTGATAAAAAGTCGTCAATATTACCTAATAATCTTTGTATTTCATTGTTACACGCGCTATCTTTCTTGATAATTTCTATATCAGTTCCTTCGTCATTATCTAAGTATTTATAGAGAACGGATGAACTAACTTGCAATTTATTGCCTGTATTTTTCTTGGAATAATTACGCACTATTCTATAAGTTTCATTATTATTGAGTTCAATATCTATAATAGTATATCCCTTGTTTTTATTATGATTAATTACACCACTTGATAAAGAACATTTTTTAGTATTCTCTCCCCATATCGCTAAAAGTAATATATCATAAATTGCAGATTTACCCGTACCATTTTTACCTTTAACCATAAATATTTTTCTTTCCAATTCATTCATATTTAACCAATTCTTGTTTTCATAACATAATAATCCTTCCCATTCTAGATATTTTATCTTAAATAATGATTTAGGTGCAAATATAGTATTCTCATTAGCATCTAAAGATGCATTAATTATTGCAGATAATTCTTTATTTAATTTAAGAGTTTCATCCCTTAATTCTTCAGGATAACTATCAACATCTATCAATAATATCTCTTTATTTTTAATAATTTTATTCAAAAATAAGAGATTATCTTGTGATAATAGAGGTTTGAAATAATCTGTTAAAACATCATTATTTACGTTGATATCATAGTCCGAAACGTTATTAGTTATAATATCACCTATTTTATTATGTGATACAAGGTTATTTATGTTATTTATATTATTTATGTTATTTAATCCATCAGGTTTTTCTGTTATAATATAATTTATATTGTACTTTTGCAATATAGTATTTAGATTAAAAATATTTATATTAGAAAAGTTTTTTATATCTATATTTTTTGGAAAAATATCTTCATTGCTTTTAATATAATCTTCCAATTTTCTCTCATATTTTCCATTAATTCTTATTAGAATCTCCTTATTATCATCTTCTTTTATATTTATAAAACCTTTATCATTATAAACATTAACTTTCTTGATATCTTTATTATATAAATCCCATATGAGATAACCATGATTTATTATGTCTTCCCCAAAATTCTGCTGTATTAAACTTCCCGCATATCCACATATCGTTTTATTTTTATAGATAAAAACTTGTCTTTTATGAATATCTCCTAAAAGTACGTAATCAAAATCGCTAACCCATTCTAATGGGTAAGGATTGAAAGTTTCTTCTATAGATTTTCCATTATATAATTTAGCGGATGCAAAAGAACCATGAAAAAGCGCTAACTTGTATTTAACATCTTTATTAATAGTAGGAAATGGTGGTAAATCTTGTATCCTACCGCTATTTCTATATATATCCAATGTTTTATCAATACTTACAAAAGAAATACCTACATCGTCTATAGTAAATGATGTCGTATTATTTAATACAAATACATTAGGAATTGCAAAAGTTGAAGAATAGACGAGCGATGGTTTATTAACGTCACTTTGGTCATAGTCGTGATTACCAGATATAATGTAAGTTCTTCCTATAGATGATAGCGCTTGAATAAGTTTACGATAAATTATAAGTCCGTAATTTCCTATTACGTTTTTATTGTGAAAAATATCACCAGTAATAACTATGATAAAGTTATCAAAAGATAGATTTAATACTTCTATATTATTTTTGATAGATGTAATAGTTTCTTTGAAAACATCTTTATACTCTTTGTATCTAGAGTACGTATTATCACCATTTCTAATATGTAAATCAGATAAGTGAAATATATGCGATAAAACCATCTTTAAAGTTATATATAAATATTAAGAGATATCCATATGTATCATTTTTTATTATGTAATAAAAAATATAAATACGAGGAATTTTTCATAGATGAGTATACAGAACTTGATGACATTTTGTGCTATATTGAAGAAAAAATACTAAGTTTTTGTAGTAATATTTATATTACGTTATATAAGTTTCTTTCTTTTTAATTTTGAGATTAACTCTTTTTTATTGAGAGTTACATATTTATCTTCTATTTTTTTAGTAACTTTAATATTATTTTTTTTAGCAATTTCTTTTAATTCCTTTGTATTATAAGATATTGCGTTAGGTTTTGTGGTAGGTTTTGTGGTAGGTTTTGTGGCAGGTTTTGTGGTAGGTTTTGTGGTAGGTTTTATGGTAGGTTTTGTTGTAGATTTTGTGGTAGGTTTTGTGGTAGGTTTTGTGGTAGGTTTTGTGGTAGGTTTTGTGGTAGGTTTTGTGGTAGGTTTTGTGGTAGGTTTTGTGCTAGGTTTTGTAGTAGGTTTTGTGACAGGTTTTGT